GGGCACTTCGATGTCGCTGAACAAGTCAACAATGTCAGTATAATAGATTGGAATCACCACCTTAGTGGAATGATCATCAACCAACTGCCCCAAGTGAATACCGCCTATGGCTCCGATGTTATCCATCCTTTCATAAAGGAAATATGGCGAGCCACAATGACCAGCAAGTGTGACTACATTAGTAGTCTTGAGCTGGAAGCACACCGGGGTTGGGTCAATATCATTAGCCATCGCCAAAGTGACCTTCCGGGGTTTGCCTAGCGGTGCCATAAGGCATCGAGCTGGAGTTGCATCACCTGGGACTACAAGCCCATAAGGAGATACATCAACAGCCACAGGAGTCTTCCTCCCCAGCGCCATCTTAGTGCCAGGTGGCATGACCGAGCGAGTATAAACAAAATCTTTGGTCCACAAAGAATTCGGGGCCTTTGGAAAGAAATTGACAATATCGCGATGGGGCCTGCAATTGATTGGAAGCATAATGCCAGCCAAATCCCTACCAGGCAAATAATTGGCATTGATGCAATCATGATCAACAACAACATCTTTGGTGCCAAGGTCATGGTTGTTATACCCAACACCATGGATGGTCATTGAATACTCAGACCACTTGGGATCAGTCGAACGCTGCTTACAATATTGAGGGAGGCTATGACGATTTAAAATTAAACGCCTACCGCCGACCATAATGCCAGCACACTTATAAGAACTGACGCTACAACTGAAAGTAATGTCGACCATATTATTGGCAGTAATGCTAACAACATTCGATCCACTAGCAGAAAGACTCTGCTGTGTAAGGCCATACATAGACGCTTTATCAATCATAGTACCCATGGTCTCCCATCGACTAATCCTGTCGTTAAGAGTTGTGTTAACAGTGAACCCCTTGCGGGGGTCATTGTGTTCATCTCCGACCTGATGATCATGACGATTCTTCTTGCGGCTACGAAAAGCATATGCAGCAACAGCGCCAGCACCGACGACAGTGGTAAGCAGCGCTATAGTGCGTTTGTTGCTATCAAGCCATTCAATGGCTCTGCGCTTCCTCTCGTGACAATTGACAACAAGCATGCGTCCAGTGTGAAAACCACGAATGATGTGAACTGGAAGCAAGCCATTATACCAATTAGCCGCCCTGCGATAGAGTGACCTCAAAGGGCCACAAAGGAGAATGAAAATGAAGCACACTGATGCAAACATAGCACAAAACGAAATGTTTGTAGCATCACAAATAGTGGAAGTGATATTATACTGAGCCCAAAAGGGCACAGCGGGTTGGAAATGGGATTTAGCCATAAACCAAGCATCGGCCCCAGATTGGGGCTCAATAAAATCTGGCTCCACCACTTCCTCACCAGGACGCAATATTGGCCCAAAATTGAAGGGCACATTCAATGTGTCAAGAATGCTGGTGTGGATGGTCTTATGAGCAGCGAATTTGTCGCTAGCCCACTTCAGGAAAGTTGGCATATCCATCATTGGTTCCACCAAAGGAGGAAAATGGTTGGAAACCACTTTGATACCTTTCCCGTTTAGGTTGTAATCTCTGTTGTCAGCTGTGAAGCTCTCAATGCGAAATTGCCAAGCGTCAGGGACTTCCCCTGGATGAGCTAAGCACCAATCGTTGAGTTTTTTGTCATCGAGGGTTGCGGTCTTCGTGGCAAAAGCAGGAGCGACAACCACATGAATGATAGATCCTAAACGCCGCCAAACCGCACTTGGTTCATTGTATGTAAGATGAAGGCCAAGTTTGGGATTGTTCGTGGACAAAATGACAAGTTCAGGAGCAAGGAAAATCTTCCCTTTAAGCTCCAATGCAGCTTGATCAGGACCGTAGGGATGCATATTAAGTAACCCAAGCAACTTCTTGATGAATGGGTCGCCCCCTGTGGACTTGGTAATATCATGACGAAGAGCGCCTATGTCATCGAAGATAACTGTAATCATCGAATTCTTAGCCCCATTTGCAAAAGTGGGCTCGTCAGAAGGCCAAGGGTAGGTGAATGTATCCACCTGATCCACTGGAACACCCAAATGTTCAGTCAAAATCATTTGATTCAAAATCCTTTGAAGAGTGGTCTTACCAATGGAAGAACC